AGGAGTGACATGGCAAGCAAGGAGAGCGGCGTCGTGGACGCCATCCGGCGCCGCATCGCGCAGATCTGGCCGGAGTCGGTCACCTGGAAGATGCATGGCTCGGTCTACATGGAGGCTGGCATCCCGGACGTGCTGTGCTGCGTCGAGGGTCGTCTGATCTTCCTGGAGGTCAAGCACCAGAAGCCCGGCGAGTCGCGCGGCCACGCGCTGGCCCGCACGTCGGTCGAGCAGGTCCGCCAGATTCGCCGCGTGCGCTCCGCTGGCGGCGCCGCCTGCACCGTCCTGGACGCCGACGAGGCTGAGTGGGCGGTGCGCGAGGCGCTGACCGGCTCGACCCTGTCGAGCATGTACCCTGTCGTCGGGGCTGGAGGTGATCTCAGTGGCGAGGGCTAGGCTGACCGCTACTGAGTTCGACTTCGTCCGGCAGCTGGAGTGGGAGGATATGACTCCCGCCCAGCTGACGTCGGCCCGCGAGACCTGGGGGACGGGCGCCGTCTACCAGGACGAGGTGAACCCTCGAGTGTGGTGGGTGCGGTCCTATTCGGCCCGGAACACTGGAGAGACTAAGCGGGCCGACGGCAAGCGGTTCCACCACGTGGTCTTGAAGTCGGACCACGGCTACCCCCGATTCACGTGCACCTGCAAGCACGGCCAGCACTCGCGCTGGGCGTCGTGCTGGCACGCCAAGACCGTGGCCCGCGTCTACCGCATCATGGTCGATCAGATGAAGGGACAGGAGATGGAGGACCTCGCCCATGAGTAACGCCGCACGAGCAGTGATCGACGACATCCCGGGGCAGCCGGACAGCGGCGTGACTGGCGCCGGCGACGCTCTCATGGTCGCGGGGGACACGATCCTCTCCATCACAGCGGCCTGCGCTGGAATCCGTACGCGCATGGTAAGCGAGCAGGGCTGGAGCCCGGAGTTCGCGGAGACCTTCGCCCAGGACCTGGCCCGCGCCCTCGTGAACCGGTCCCTGGCACCGTCCCAGGACTGGACCTCCTCTCTGGAGGGGCTGTGACTACCGCGAAGCCGCCGGCGCCGCGCAAGCCTGCCCAGCTGGACTACACCCGCCCGATATGGAAGCGCCAGGACGGCGAGACCGAGGCTGCCTACGCCTCGTTCAAGGCCTACCGGGACATGGAGCGCAGGCGGGTGCGGGACGCGCCAAACGGCAACCACTACTCGGCCAGGTGGTCCTGGAGGGAGCGGGTCGAGGCGTGGGACAAGCACATGGCTGAGAACGAGGCGAACGAGCTCGTTCGCTACCGCATCGCCATGGGGGACCGCCACCGGGCCCTCGGCCGCAAGGCGCTGGAGAAGGCCGAGATGTGGCTAGACAGCCTCACCGAGGACCGGATCGCCCGCATGAGCGCCAACGGCATCGTCCAGATGATGGACGTCGCGGCGCGCATCGAGCGGGAGGCTGCCGGCGCCGGGGCGGACTCGGCCAAGGTGCAGATCGAGGTCTCCTCCAACCTGGCCGAGATGACGGCCTCGGCCACGACGTCGAGGATCGAGCAGCTGGTCGCGGAGGTCGAGCGCCGTAAGCGTGAGCAAGGCCTCATCGACGTCGGCCCCGCTGACGTTGAGGTGATCTACCCCGAGCAGTAGAGTAGGGCTCGGGACATTGGGGCAGAATACCGCCACCCTCGGCATGGGGTGG